TTGTCAAATTAGCAGTCGGCGCTGGCACACATATAATGAGTAACAGACAGAAGCGCAAAATGCTCGAGTCAGATGCTGCAATGTTGCATGCACAAAAAATGGCAAACGGCGAAGTCGAGTATCAACAACAAGTGCGCGTATCAAATGACAAAGGATGGAAGGACGAATTCGTTCTTATTCTCGTGAGCGCACCCGTGATTTTATTGATATGGTCTGTATTTTCAGATGATCCTGACATACAAAAGAAATTGCACATGTTCTTTGAACAATTTAATAATCTCCCTTTCTGGTACCAGACGCTGTTTGTCGGCGTGGTCGCTAGCATATACGGACTCAAGGGAGCCGATATTTTCAAGAAAAAATAGATTGACTTAATTTTACATTAGGGGGAAAAATGGGGGATGAAGATAAACCCAAGAACGCTCTCGACGAATTTTGGAAGGGCCTTGGAGATAAGGAAAAACTAAATGTCAGAAGCTATAGACCCAATAAACGTGATATACAAACTCAAAAAGACGATGCAATCTCAACTAGACGCTCTCGTCCAAACCCTCGCAAACGGAGGGATTGACAATATGACCGAATACAAATATATAATAGGTAAGATCCACGCGATCGACTTAATGAATCAGGAACTCTCTAACCTGCTAGAACCGAAGGAGCCAAATAACGATGATGACAAAGTCACACGGATTAGAAAATAAATACGACGCAGAAGACGACGTAAAAAAAATTTCAAAACACGCACAAGAAAAAGAAAATTCACAAACAGATTTAGAAAAACTGCCAAACCCTACAGGATGGCGTTTACTAGTCATGCCTTTTAAAGTTAAAGAAGAAACTAAAGGCGGTATTATTATTGCACAAGAAACATTAGACAGAGCACGTGTCGCAACTCAAGTTGGATATGTGTTAAAGATGGGTAGTCTTTGCTACAAAGACGAAGACAAGTACCCTACAGGTCCGTGGTGCAAGGAAAAAGATTGGGTGATATTTGCACGATATGCAGGATCACGCATGGAGATTGATGGTGGTGAGATAAGAATGTTAAACGATGATGAGGTGCTCGGGACAATAGATAATCCTGAAGACATCTTGCACGCAATGTAATCATAGGAGGATATACTATGCAAGAAGAAGAAAAAACAGTTGATATAGGTGATGAAAACGAAGAGGCACAAGAAATTGATCTTGATGCACCAGCACCAGAACAAACATTAGAGGAGGAAATCCATGTTGAAAAAGTTGAAGACAATAGTCAGTCCGCTGACTCATCTCAGGAATCTTCTGAGCAGTCTGCTGTTCAGGACGGAAAAGCAAAAGAAGAGCTTGGAGAGTATTCTGAAGGTGTTAAAAAAAGAATCGCAAAACTAACACGCAAAATGCGTGAGGCCGAAAGGCAAAAAGAGGAAGCGATACAATATGCTCAAAGTTTAAAAACTCAGGCTGATCGAATGAAAGGTCAGTATGACAAACTTGGAACTAACTATGCAAAAGAGTTAGAACAAAAAGTCACTGCTGGTATGGCTGCTGCAAAAGCAGAACTAAGAGCAGCAACTGAAGCACAAGATGTTGATAGACAAGTCGAGGCTCAAAAATCTGTAGCTCAAATGGCTATGGAAGAAAGCAGGCTTGGTCAAATTAAGAATCTTCAAGAGCAACAGCTACAAAAAGCACAAGTAGCACCAGAACAAACTATACAACAACCAGTAAATCAAGTGCCTACAACACAAGAGTTGTATCAAGCAGCACAAGAAATTGATCCAAAAGCTCAAGACTGGTCATCTAAAAATACTTGGTTTGGTACTGATAATGCAATGACTTACACTGCTTTTGATATACATAGGCAACTTGTAGAGGACGAGGGTTTTGATCCACAATCGAATGAATATTATTCTGAGGTTGATAAGAGAATAAGACTTGAATTCCCACACAAATTCGGTAATAATGAGTCAACTACAGCTGAACCAGTTCAGACTGTTGCAAGTGCTAAACGTCCGGCAGCAAAAGGACGCAGAAAAACTGTGAAACTCACACCGTCACAGATAGCAATTTCTAAAAGATTAGGTGTGCCACTCGAAGAGTATGCGAAACAATTAGCCGCGAAGGAGGTATAAGCATATGAATAAAAATAATACAGAAACTAAAAAGACTGTTAAAACTTCCCGCGTGAGTCAAGCTAGAGTCAAAGAAGAACGACCTAAGGTTTGGACTCCCCCATCTTCTTTAGATGCACCGCCTGCGCCAGACGGATATAGACACAGATGGATAAGAGCTGAAAGCATGGGCTTTGATGATACAAAGAACATGTCAGGCAAAATTCGATCAGGATGGGATCTCGTAAGATCCGATGAATATCCTGATGCAGATTATCCAAGTGTAAATGAAGGTCGATATGCAGGAGTGATTGGAGTTGGTGGCCTTGTGCTGGCAAGGATACCCGAAGAGCTCGCAAAGCAACGTGAAGCGTATTTTAATCAAATGACGCAAGATCGTAATGACGCTTTAGAAAACGATGTCTTGAAGGAACAGCACCCAAGTATGCCGATCAATCAAGATCGACAGACTCGTGTAACTTTTGGTGGTACAAAGAAAAGCTAATTATTTAGTAATTCCTATCCACTGCTAACAATAAAACCTTTAAGGAGGACAAAAATATGGCAAATATAGATGCCCCATTTGGTCTAAGACCTATCGGTAACACTGTTGGTAGCTCTGACTTTCAGATGACGGAATATCTTATTCCGGACAACGAAGGCACTTCAATCTTTCAGGGAGATCCTGTAGAGATTGATGATAACAATGCTGGATTTATTGCTGTTCAAGAAGCAGTAACAAATGTAGATAACATTGGTGTCTTTAATGGATGTTTGATTGACAGCGACCCATCAACAGGGAAGCCAAAATTCTCTAACTTTTATTCACAAACGAATATTACGCAGGGAAAAATAAAAGGATTTGTATTCGACAACCCGTATCAGAGATATTTGATACAAGGTGACTCAGCTACAAACTCTGCACAAACAGACGTTGGTAAAGTTGCTGACACTGTTGCAACTCACTCAGGTTCAACTTCTACTGGTATATCCGGTTTAGAGTTGGATGTTTCTGATCTAGCAGCAACAGATGGACAGTTAAGAGTAACAGGCATTACTGGCGATCCAGAAAACAACGAACTAGGCACAACTCATACGAACTACGTAGTGTATTTCAATGAGCATGCTTATAACCATAACGAATAATAGCAGGAGGATTTAAATCATGGCTATATCAAGACAACAACTAGCTAAAGAGCTAGAGCCAGGTCTGAATGCATTATTTGGACTTGAGTACAAAAACTACGAAAACCAACACACAGAAATCTTCGACATCGAAAACTCTGATAGAGCTTTTGAAGAAGAAGTGATGTTGTCTGGTTTCGCAAACGCTGCCGTAAAAGCTGAAGGTGCTGCAGTGACTTTTGACAACGCAAACGAATCTTTCACTTCACGTTACACTCACGAGACAGTTGCTCTCGCTTTCGCAATTACTGAGGAAGCAGTTGAGGATAACCTGTATGATAGTATCGCAAGACGTTATACAAAAGCACTAGCAAGATCTATGGCTAATACAAAGCAGATCAAAGCGGCCAACGTGTTAAACAATGGCTTCAGTAGTTCATTCCCAGGCGGAGATGGCAAAGAATTATTTGCTACCGACCACCCTACAGTTTCTGCAGGGGACCTTAAGAATGAGCTATCAACATCAGCTGACTTAAGTGAAACTTCACTTGAGCAAGCGATGATTGACATTGCTGCGTTTAAAGATGAAAGAGGCTTAAAAATTGCTGCAAGAGGATTAAAACTAATTGTCCCTTCAGAACTACAATTTACAGCTGAAAGAATCTTAAAATCACCAGCAAGAGTTGGCACTTCAGACAATGACTTAAACGCTCTGTCTTCTAAAGGAATGATTCCACAAGGATACGTGGTAAACAATTTCCTATCAGACACAGACGCTTTCTTCATTAAAACTGATGTTCCTAACGGAATGAAGATGTTTAACAGAGCAGCTATTAAAACTGCTATGGAAGGCGACTTCGACACTGGTAACATGAGATACAAAGCTAGAGAGAGATACAGCTTCGGCTTCTCTGACTGGCGTGGTATGTTCGGTTCTCCAGGCGCGTAAGCGTTTGATTAACGAGATTAAGGAGGGCGGCTTCGGCCGCCCTTTTTATTTGCAATCCCCACATTAAAAGCGTATATTTAGCATACTGCATACTTTTAAATAGTCAGTATAGACTCATGCAGTAGACAATGTCTCGGACTGTACTGGCGGAAACGGAGACTAATACTATGGCTAACTCAACTTTTAGCGGTCCGGTCAGAACAGAAGGTGGCTTTAACGTAATTAATAAAGCAGCCGCTACTGGCGCGATCACAGAAACTGGTTTTTCAGTTAACTCAACTGGACAACTAATTTCACTAGGAACAAGAAAAATACAAACTTTTGCTGGCACACTTGCTGGTACTGATACAGCGTCAGCTTATGCTGACGGAGATGTTCTTGTTGAACTAGGAACTTTAAACACAGACGTACCTGATGATTTAGTAACAGCTACTAAAATCTTTATCCACAAAGCAACTGTACTTGTTACAACTATTAGTGGTCCAACTCTTGTTGGAGGATTATCATTAAGTGCAACTTCTGGAACAGCTACTAACGCAGCTGTTTCTTCTGGAACTGAAATTGTTGGTGCAGGTGTTGCATCTATTAATCCAAGAATTTCTGCAACAGACTCAGTAACTGAAGTTGACCTTGACTTTGATGCAGCAGCTTTTCATGTATTCGAGCCAAACATTAGTGCGGCAGTTGCTAGCAAACACTTATACGCGTTTGCAACAACTACATTGAATGGTGATGTCACAGCTGGACGATTTACAGTAGAACTAGATTACTCAGTAATGTAATAAACTTTTGTGGGCCTTCGGGCCCACACGTTCTTAATTAAGGAGGGAACATGGCGGACACAGTAACAGGACCTACAATTTTACAGGAAAACGACAAACGGGTTACAATTAAAATAGTCAATCAATCAGATGGAAGTGGTGCTACAACCGTATTTGGTGACGTATCAGCATTGAATGGTGACGACGATGGTAACTCAGTAGCACACTTATCATTACAAAGAGTATGGTGGTCATGCGCTAATGGCGATGGCGGCGATGCTTTTGCACGTTTAGATGAAGAAGATTCAGACGGAGATATTCCAATCATAACTTTAATAGACTCAGGATACTGGGACTTTAGAGAGTTCGGTGGCATACCTGCTGATAAATCATCTAACAGTAACCAAAGTGATGTTAACTTTGTTGTACCTGGTGCAGCGGATTCTGGTAATACATATACTTGCATAGCAGAATTTAAAAAAATATATTAAGGAGTAGCTAATGCCTAATACTACTTCAGGAACAGCAACGTTCGATAAAACATTTGCTATTGATGAGATAGTTGAAGAAGCCTATCAAAGAATAGGTGTAGATCAACTAGATGCATATCAAATAAAATCTGCACGAAGATCAATAAATATAATGTTTCAAGAGTGGGGTAATAGAGGATTACACTATTGGGAGATAGATGAAACCAATATTGATCTCATAGAAGGTCAATCGGAGTATCATTTTTTTAGGAGTGCTGCTGACGACACATCTGATAGCAATAGAGCACAGGCAACTACCAATCAAACAGCGTCAACAATTTTTGGAATTGATGACGTTTTAGAAGCAACTTACAGAACAAACAGGACACAAACATCACAACAAGATGTTGCGATGACAAAAATTAATAGATCTACATATTCTGGTTTGTCTAATAAATTATCAAAAGGTCAACCAACGCAATACTATGTGCAAAGACTAATTGATCGAGTAACTGTTTTTGTTTATCCAACACCCGATACAACGGCAGCGTCTGCAGATATGCATTTGTATTTTGTTAAAAGAATAGATGATGCTGGTGCATATAGTAATGCAACTGATGTTCCTTACAGATTTGTTCCTTGTATGGTTTCAGGTTTAGCTTTTTATTTATCACAAAAAATAAAACCAGAACTGGCACAACAAATGAAGCTGTACTATGAAGATGAATTAAATCGTGCGCTTACAGAAGATGGTTCTTCAACAAGCACATATATAACACCACAGGCGTATTATCCAAATGTCTAATTTTGCATCAGGGAAAAAAGCAAAAGCAATATCCGATAGAAGCGGTATGGCTTTTCCTTACAGAGAAATGTTAAAAGAATGGAATGGTTCTTTTGTACATCAATCTGAATTTGAAACAAAACATCCACAGATAGAAATGAAAGTTCATAAACCAGATAGACAGTCTTTACAAAACGCTAGATCAGATAGAGAAGAAACAGCCGCACCTATATTATTACCTTTAAACGGTTTAAAAACTTCTAATTCTGGTACAAGTGTAATTACAGTTACGGAGCCAAGTCACGGAAGATCAAGTTCTGATACTGTTAGGTTTTATGACGCGGCTAGTTTTGATGGCATAACAGCAATTAATATTAACCGATCTGCTGGGTATACAATAACCAAAGTTGATGATAATACTTATACATTCACTGTTGCAACAGACACTGCAACAACAGGTAATTTAAGAGGAGGGGGTGGCCGAGTATATGCTGGGCCTACTACAATAACTGCATGACAACATATTCTGAACTAGTAACACAAATTAGAGATTATACAGAGACAGACAGCAATGTTCTTACAACTGTAATTATCAATGATTTTATAGAACATGCCGAGTCAAAAATATTTAGACAAATTGATTTTGACGTTTTTAGAAGATATCAAACAGCCAGTTTAACATCAGGAGACGCTTTTGTGGCTATGCCAGGAGCTACACCGACAAGTTTTAGCTATATTAGATCTGTTAATATATTTAGTCCATCTGGATCTTTGGGTGGTTTGACAGATAGTGAAAGAGTTTTTCTAGAAAAAAGAGACCAAAGTTTTATTAACGAATACAGCCCAAATAGAACATCGACTGGCATACCAAAATATTACGCAAACTGGGACAATGACACAATAGTTCTTGCTCCAACGCCAAATGCCGCATATACTATAGAGCTAGCGTATAACGCGCAAGAAACAGGATTATCCTCTAGTAATACTACTACGTGGGTAGGTAACAACGCACCGGGTTTGTTATTATATGCCTGCCTGATAGAAGCTTTTAAGTTTCTTAAAAATCCTGAAATGGTCGGCATGTATAGTCAAGCATATCAGGGACTATTAACACCTTTAGCTGCAGAACAAATAGGACGCAGAAGAAGAGAAGAATATAAGGATGGAGTGGTAAGAATACCAATACCATCTGGTAACCCATAAGGAGAAAATAAATGGCAAACGTAATATCAAATGTTTTTAAAGAAGAGTTGCTGAAAGGGAACCATGACTTTGATGGGGGTGCTACTTATAAGTTAGCTCTATTCACATCGTCAAAGACGGTGTCTGCTTCTGATCCAACTGCTTTCAATACAACTAACGAAGTTTCTGCTTCAGGAACAAACTACACATCAGGTGGTTCAACTTTAGCTAACCCAGCAGTTACTGGCGGATCAAGTGCATCAACTGCATTTGTTGACTTTGATGATGTATCTTTTACAGACGCTACATTCACAGCAAAGTTCGCACAGATATACAGGTCAGACGGTAGTGCACCGACAAATAATTCAGTTTTAGTTTTAGATTTTGGTGGAGACTTTACAGCAACATCCGGTACATTTACTATTCAGTTTCCATCAGCAGGAACAAGTACAGCGGTATTAAGATTAGCTTAGGGAGGTTAAATGGCGTTTTTAGTAAACGATCGAGTTAAAGAAACCTCAACCACTACTGGAACAGGCACACTAAGTTTAGCTGGTGCTGTATCTAGTTTTCAAACTTTTGTTGCAGGCATTGGTAACAGTAACGTCACCTATTATGCTATCGTCAATGACAGCGGCACAGAGTTTGAGATTGGTATCGGCACAGTTACTGACGCATCGCCCGACACATTATCAAGAACAACTATTCTAGAAAGCTCTAACAGTGATAGTGCTGTTGATTTTTCAGCAGGCACGAAGACTGTATTCTGTACACTACCTGCAAGCAAAGCAGTATTCGAAGACAACAACAATGATGTCACACTACCAGATGATCTAATACTTGGATCAGACAGCGCTGTTCTTAAGTTTG